GCTCAAGCACGTCAAAATGGCCTGCGCCAGGGGGATCGAGAAACGAGACACGATGCCCTCCACGGCCTACCTCATCTCGGTCTGCCGGGAGCTGGCCTCGAAGGAGCAGGCCCAGGAGGTGGCCGGCGAGGTCGAGCACCAGGACTGGATCACCGAACTCATCGTCCAGGGACGCCGCTGGTGGGACCGCAAGACCGACGAACTCGGCGTCACACACTGGACGGTGACCGAAGCCGAGGGCTGGCGAGCCTGGTCGGAACTCCGCTACGACGAGGGCTGGAGCCCACAGGAGATCGGCGAAGTCATCGCTGGCGCCCGCCCCCTCGAGTGGGTGCCGGAGCGCCTGAAGGCCCTCCCGTATTGACCTCGTGGAAGAGCTTCGAGCGCCGGATCGCCGTCTGGTTCGGTGGTCGGCGCCGAGGATGTGTGACCTCATCGGTCACAGGCACCGGCCTCTCCGACCTCGTTGACACCCCGGGATTCTCGGTCGAGTGCAAGCTGCTCGGCAGACCCGGCTACGCCGATCTGCTCAATGCCGCGCTCCAGGCAGAGCGAAACGCCGAGCCCCACGAACTCCCCGTCGCCGTGGTCAAGAAGAAGCACGCCGAGGATCGCGACAGTCTCTGTATTTTGAGGCTCGAGACGTTTTCAGCATGGTTCCTGCCGCCCCAGGTTCGCCTAGGAGAGGAGAAAAGCATTGAAGAGGATCGAGACCAAGGAGCGAGAGTCGAGGATCCGCCCTCGGCGGATTGACGCATACTGCGTGGTGACCTCATGTCGGCAGTGTCACCAGAGGATCACCCAGTACCGGTACGAACACGGGCCAGTGTTCCATGGCAGGCTTCACGTCTGCGTGGAGTGCACCGCTGCGGTATTTTCACCCCAGGTCAGGGATGGGCCGAGCGACCTACTGAGGCGCTTCGCAGTCGGGGCTCGGCACCATGCCGTCCAACATCTTCGAACACTTCGAACACTTCGAACGCTTCCAAAGGGGGGGTAGGGGGAAACGAATCTGACCAGGTACCCAGTCGGTGCTATCATCCTGGTGTTGGTTTTTGGTTTCTAAGAGGCCGTCTCGTTGCTGCGGGACGGCTTCCTTGCGTTGAGGCCTATAGGGAGAGAGCGACAGCGGGGCTGGTTTCGTAACGCCTGCCTACCACTCCTACCACGTCTACCAGTCGGAGTTGGGGGTGCCCGACTGAGTGCGTGACGGCTATGGGCGCTCATCCATCGCCTGGGCTCCCCTCTGAAAGCGTTCCAAGTGTTCTAAGTGTTCGGGGCGAGACGTTGACTCTGCTCCGCTCTGCGCTACGCGCTGAGTAGCTGCTTAGAGCAACGCCGGAGCAAGACGGTGTGACGTTCCAGAAGGGAAAGTCTGGGAACCCGGCTGGCCGGAAGCCTGGGACGCCGAACCGAACGACGTCCGCGATGCGCGAGGCGATCCTCGAGGCGTTCGAGCGCGCGGGCGGCGCCGACTACCTCGAGGGCCTGGCCGAGGACGATCCGCGAACCTTCGTCACGCTGCTGGCGAAGCTCGTGCCGCGGGAGCTGACCGCGAAGCTCGCCCTAGAGCCTGTGGTGGTGCTGCGCGACTACACCGGACTGAAGGAGGATGACGATGCCCAGGGGAAAGTACATGCCGCGCCAGGGGACCGGAGCTCCGAAGGGGAAGCGGAAGTCGAAGCCGAGGGGTAAGTCGCCGCAGCCCCGGTCGACGGGCAAGACCTCTAGCGCGCCGCTCGGTGGCGTCCGAGACCAGTCCGCCGCGCTGGTCCGCCGAGCTCGAGACCTGCTGGGTTGATCGACCGCGCCGAGATACGGGTCGGAGCTCCGCGCTACCCGGTGCTGAATGCCTTCATGGCGTGTCGGAGCCGGGTCTCGGCCATCATGGGGCCGCTCGGCAGCGGCAAGACCTACGCCGCGGTGCAGCGGATCCTGGCCCAGACGATCGAGCAGGCACCGAATGCCCAGGGTGAGCGGCCGACCCGCTGGCTCGCCGTCCGAAACACCTACCCCGACCTCATGGGGACGACGGTCAAGGACTTCGGCGCGATCTTCGAAGGGCTCGGCACCATGAAATACGGTGGCCTCGAGCCTCCGACCTTCAAGGCTCGCTTCCGCCTCGAGGACGGGACGCTCGTCAAGGCCGACGTGATCTTCCTGGCGCTCGACCGAGACGACGCGGTGCGGAAGCTACGCGGCTACCAGCTCACCGGCATCTGGCTGAACGAGAGCAAGGAGCTGGTGAAGTCGATCGTCGACATGGCCGACCTGCGTCACGGCCGGTACCCGTCGATGGCCGACGGCGGTGTTCGGCCGACCTGGCACGGGATGCTCGGAGACACGAACGCCCCCGATGAGGATCACTGGTACTACCAGATCGCCGAGGAGGTTCGGCCTCGAGGCTGGGAGTTCTTCCGCCAGCCTGGTGGCGTGCTCCCTGGCAAGAAGCCTGGCGAGTGGCGGGCCAACCCGAAGGCTGAGAACCTCGAGAACCTGCCGACCGAATACTACCGCCAGGGCCTCGAGGGCAAGGATCCCGACTGGGTCCGGGTCATGCTCGCCAACGAGTACGGCTTCGTGGTCGAGGGCAAGCCCGTTCACCCGGAGTACGTGGACTCCGTTCACTGCACGTCCGAGCCGATCGAGCCCGACCCGAAGTACCCGCTGATCCTGGGCATCGACTTCGGTCGCACGCCCGCCGCTGCGTTCACGCAGCATCTCGAGGCGATGGGCCGGCGAGTCATCATCGACGAGCTGACCTCCACCGACATGAGTGCCGCGATCTTCGGTCCCGAGCTCAAGCGGTACCTCGACGCGAAATACTCCGGCATGGCGGTCACGGCCTGGTGCGATCCGAGCGGTGGCGCGCAGTCCCAGGCCACCGAGGACACTCCGATCCGCATCCTGCGAGCTGCCGGCATCACGGCGCTGCCGTGCTCGTCCAACAGTCCCGACCTGCGTCGCGCTGCGATCTCGAACCCGGCGATGCGGATCTGCATGGACGGGAAGCCCGCGCTCCAGGTGAGCCCTCGAGCGCGGATGATCCGCAAGGGCCTGATGGGTGGCTTCGCCTACCGCCGGCTCAAGCTGGCCGGGTCCGAGCGGTTCACCGACCGGCCGGACAAGAATGCGTACTCGCACCCGGTCGAGGCTGCTGAGTACGCCCTGATGGGTAGCGGCGAGGGTCGAGCGGCGCTGATGCCTGCTAAGGGTATCCGGCGACCGCAGACGCAGGTCGAGGCGATCATGTGATGGGCGCCGAAGAGAACTTCCGCACCTGGCGAGCGAAGCATCCCTATAAGTCGGTGCCCATCCGGCTCGCGAGTCAGAAGGACGCCTCCACCTGGCGCTCCCTCTGGCGTGGCATGCTGTTCGACCAGGAGAAGCGTGGCGGTGACTTCGTCGTCACCGAGAAGACGCTGGCGTTTTTCGAGTCCCTCTTCTGGGCCTACGTTCGCAAGGAGGTACCTGGCGTGGTACTTCTTGCCGGATGGGACTGGGCGACGCTGATGTGGGGTGCTCCGCTCTTCGAACCCCCCTTTGACATGCGCGACGGGCCGGTGGGTCAGGCTTGGGGGACATACGTGCTTCCTTCACTTCGGCGGCAAGGCATCGCTCAGCGCCTGCGAGACGACGGTGCTCGGCGGATGGCGGATCTCGGATTCGCTCGAGTGGTAGGCGCTGCGGGTGTCCCTCCCGAGGTTGCGGAGCGGATCCAGGCCCTGGTGAAGCCGCAGCAGCCGCCGATCGCAGCCGCCTCTGGCATCGAGTTGGGAGCTGACGCCGACGCATCGGTGCAGTCGGGCCTGGGGACCGGGTTCGTCTGGGAGTCGGTCATCGCTTCCATGTCGCTCCACGTCCTGCCCGAAGAGGAGAGTCGCTGATGCCGAACCCGGGGGAACAGTGGTGGCCGACCATGACCGGCGACCCGCCGGAGCGGACCTGGGGATACGAGCCCTCGCGGCCTATGTCGGCCTCAGAGTTCTATGCGCCGGTTAAGGCGCTGCGTCCGACCTTCGAGGCGTATGGCGGGGACGCGCTCTGGAACCCCGACACGAAACGCTGGGGCGAGGGCACGGTCGGGTGGGACGATCCCGAGGCTCTGGCGCAGGCCGTCGAGGCGCGGCGATCCTTCGCGGCGCAGAACGACTCGGAGTTCTTCCAAGTCCTCAACCAGTGGGCGATCCCCTGGCATAACAAGGCCGTTAACAATTACGATGTTTACGCCCCTGGACCCGAGGTCGAGCGCGTGTCTATTGTCGGCACGCCGGGTCTGAGTCCATTCGAAGAAGGTGATCCCAGGTCCGGCATCCAGCCGGAGTGGCTTCTGCATCACGAGAACTACCCAGGCTACGTCGGGCCTGACTTAGGAGTCATCGGCCAGAACCAGTCGTTCAAGAACTTCTGGCACCAGAACTACGGCACGATCGACTGGATGACTCAGCCCGGCTACCAGGCGATCGAGGGCGCCTACGAAGACCCTCGCGCCCCCGCTCCTGGCTGGGACGTTAGTACCGATCTCGATAAAGTGAGCTTGCCCCTCGGGCGGCTCGAGGGGTGGCAACCGTATCCCCACCCTTTTGGGTTCTCGTTTAACCAGGTTGACCCATATCAGGCCCAATACTCCGATCCTGGCAGTCCCAGTTGGGTCGAGCGGACTGATCGGACGTCACTGGATGAAGGTGACGGGGATCGAGGCTTCCAGGGCGGCTATGTGCAGGATCCGTGGCACTTCGCAGATTACGACGACGAGGGCAATCGCATCGAGTACCCTGACTCGTTGCTGTCCGACATTGCCGGCACCGGCCCCGCCACCCAAGACTGGGCCATTCAAGATACCACCCTCGGCGTAGCCTCCGCCCGCTCCACCAATACTTCGGGGCAGTCGTCCGAGGATTATTGGACTGCCGGACCGGCTCCCATGTCTGCGGGTTTTCATTACGGTCGAGATGTCACCTACCTCCCTGACACTTCCGACTTCTTGATGCCTGGCAGCGAGTACGCGATGACCCTCGGCGAGGCCCACAGTCTCGCGCAACGCAAGGCGGCCCAGGAAGCGGATCGTCTCGAGCAGCGCATCGAGCAGCTCGGCCTCATCGAGGCAGCCGGCGGCCAGGAGGCTTATGCGGCGCTGGGCCAGCTCGGAGTCTCGAGGCAAGCGGGCGGCGAGATGGGCGAGGCGGAGCATGCTCAGCTCGGTCCCAACGCCTTCCTGGCCTCGAGCATTCTCGGCACTGGTACCCAGGCGCAGGCGGCGCAGGTTGGCGAGCAGGTAACGACGGAGCAGCGGCAGGAGGGCTTCCTGGCGAATACCCTGTTCGATGAGGAGGGGCTCCAGGCTGAGCGGGCACGCGAGGCGGAGCGCCTCCGGCTTCAAGGGTTGGCGGCGGGCGAGGAGGCCCTGGGCGGTGCGGTCCAGGCACGCTCGGCGGCGAACCAATACCTAACGGGGCAGCGTGCTGGCACGCGGCTCCTGCTTGGATAAGGAGGACTTCCGATGATGTTCACAGGAGCGGAGACCCAACTGGCGCTTGTCTCCGCGGCGGCGATTGCCGGCATTCTTGGCACCGTGGCAACCACCACCACGTCTGCGATTTCAGCGGCGAACGCGAGGAAGGCGCAGAAGAAGCAGCACAGCCTCGCACGCGAAGCGATGGCGCAGAGCAGGGAGGATTTCCTCAATCGGTACCCCGAGGTCGGGGACGAGGGTGCTCAGACGGCGGCGAAGATGGCGGAGAAGCGCCGCCGGCAGCAGCGGTACGGCGGCCGGGCTTCGACGATCCTGACGAGTCCGCTGGGCATACCGGGCGGTCAGACGCGGAGCGGCGCCAAGACGCTGACGGGTACCTAGTTTGGCGAAGAGCGTCGAGGACTGTCTGCGTCGGCTGTCGCAGCTCGAGGAGCGTCGGCAGAACTGGGACACGCACTGGAAGGAGATCGCCGAGCGCGTCTGGCCGGCGGCTGACGAGTTCCTGACGGCGCACACTCCAGGGGACAAGCGGAGCACGAAGATATTCGACGCGACGGCGGCGTTGGCGCTCGAGAAGTTCGCGGCGGCGATGGAGTCGATGCTGACGCCTCGGGCTCAGAAGTGGCACTCGCTGCGTTCGACCGACGAGCGGCTGAACGACGACCCGTCGATCAAGGCGTGGTTCGAGGAGGTGAACCGCGTCCTATTCCAGGTGCGGAGCTCGCCGAAGGCTGGCTACTACGCGCAGATGCACGAGGGCTACAAGGCACTCGGCGCATTCGGCAACGCCTGCATGCTGATCGACGTGCCGGCTACGGGCGGCATCTCGTACGTCCAGTGCCACATCGGCCAGATCTACGTCGAGGTGAACCCGGCCCGGCGGGTCGACACGGTTTACCGGAAGTATTCGATGAGCGCGAAGGCGGCCGAGCAGGAGTGGGGGCGCAAGAAGCTCCCGCCGATGGTGCTCGAGGCGCTCGAGAGCGACGACTCGCTCTACAAGAGTTTCGAGTTCCTGCACGTCGTGACGCCTCGCACTGACTACGACCCCGAGCGCAAGGACTACGAGGGGATGCCGTGGCTCTCGTACCACATCGGCCTGGCCGACAAGGAGATGATCGACGAGGGTGGGTACCACGAGTTCCCGTTCTGCTACTCGCGGTACACGGTCAACCCCAGCGAGGTCTACGGCCGTTCGCCCGCCATGCTCGTGCTGCCTTCGATCAAGATGGCGCAGGAGATGGCGAAGACGTTCATTCGTTCCGGTCACAAGATGGTGGACCCGCCGCTGCTGCTCCACGACGACGGCGTCCTGGGGACGGGGAGCAAGCAGGTTCGGCTGACGCCTGGTGGCTTGAACTACGGCGGGGTGGACGCGCAGGGGCGTCCGCTCGTGGTGCCGCTCCAGACGGGTGCGCGGCTGGACATTTCGGAGGGGATGCTGAACAAGGAGCGCGAGGTCATTAACGACGCTTTCCTGGTGACGCTCTTCCAGATCCTGGTCGACCAGCCGCAGATGACGGCGACCGAGGCGCTGATTCGCGCCCAGGAGAAGGGCCAGCTCCTGGCTCCGGCCGTGGGTCGCCAGCAGTCCGAGATGCTGGGACCGCAGATTGACCGCGAGTTCAACATCCTCGCCCGGCAGGGCTTCCTGCCGCCGCCGCCGCCGGCACTGCTCGAGGCCCAGGGCGAGTACGAGGTGGCCTACGAGTCGCCTGCGATGCGCTACCAGCGCAGCGAGGAGCTCGTGGGGATTCAGCGCACGCTCGAGATCGCGGGACCGTTCGCCCAGGTCGACCCTTCGGTGCTCCAGATCTTCAACGGCGAGGAGGTGATCCGCTTGGCGGCCGAGATCAACGGTGCGCCGAGCTCCATCCTGAAGACCCCGGAGGAGATGGAGGAGATGCGGGCGGAGCAGGCGCAGGCTCAGCAGCAGCAGGAGCAGATGGCGCAGCTCCAGCAGATGGCTCCGGCGGTGAAGGAGCTGGCCCAGGCAAAGGAGGCCGCCGGGCCGGAGGGCCTCGGCATGGAGGCGGGTCCGGGTCAGGCGGGTCTGCCGGGTCTGCCGCCGGGTGCGTGACCTGCTGCTTGCGCGCAGCCGGAGCTACCAGTCGGTTTTCTCTGGCATTGACGCCGAGGCGGTCCTGGCCGACCTCGAGCGGTTCTGCCACGCGAACTCGACGATCTTCGTCGAGGGGGACAGTCACGGGACGGCGCAGCTCGAGGGCCGTCGCCAGGTCTGGCTCCGCATCCAGGGCTATCGGAATCTGACCGACCACCAGATCGGAGAGGTGGCGGGTCAGGCAGAAACCGAGGAGGGCGAGTGATGGCAGAGGAAACAGCCGAAGCGGCGGCGGTAGAGGCACCGGCACCCGAGGCCAGCGAGACGGGCCAGCTCGAGGTGGTGGCCGACCAGCTTCAGCCGGCTCCGTCCACGGCTTGGACCGAGGGTCTCGACAAGCTCTCGCGGGGCTACATCGAGAACAAGGGCTGGACGAGCGCCGAGAACATGCTCGAGAGCTACCGGCACCTGGAGAAGACGACCGGCACCCCGGCCGATCGGATCGTTCACTTGCCCAAGGATGCTGCGGACGAGCAGGGCTGGGGCCAGGTCTACCAGCGCATGGGCCGCCCCGACGACGCGACGGGCTACGAGCTGCCGGAGACCGAGCTGGGGCCTGGTCAGGTCAGTCTAAACGCCCATCTGCGCGAGTCCGCCTTCAAGGCTGGCCTGTCTCAGAAGCAGGCCAAGTCGATGGCCGAGCGGTTCAACGAGCACACGGCTGCCTTGATGAAGGAGACGCTGACGAAGAAGCAGGAGCAGGCGAGCGTCGACGAGCAGGAGCTCCGAAAGGAGTGGGGCTCCTCCTGGGACGAGAACGTCGCCGCCGCTCAGCGGTTCAAGAGCACCTTCAACATGAGCAACGAGACCGTGGACAAGCTCGAGGACGCCCTGGGCCTGCGGGGCCTGCTCGAGCTGAGCGCCCAGGTCGGCCGCGGCCTGGGGGAGCATAGTGTGCCGGCCAAGGGCGAGGACTCTGGCGCTGGCCTCCCGTTCGGGATGACGCCGGCCAGTGCGGCAGCGAAGATCGAGGAGCTCAAGGAGGACGAGACCTTCATGTCCCAGTACATGAACGGGAACAAGTCCGCTGCGGCTCGGATGCACCGGCTCCACGCGCTGGCGCACCCGGATGTTGCGGCTGCGGAATGAGTGTGTAAGGGTTCTTGAGAGTTTGATCGGCCCCGGCCTGGCGACCGGATAAGCCTTCCAGCCAGTTTGGCCCCGCGGTGGCACGCGGACAAGCCTGGAAGCCGCTTAGTAGATCGCTGGCCCCGCGGAAACGCGGACAAGCCTCGCAGACGCCGTAGTGCGTCATGGACGTAGAGGCTTTTCAAAATGTCCGATCAAGTGAACAAGGCTTTTGTACAGCAGTACGCAACGAACGTCGCGCACCTGCTCCAGCAGAAGGGGAGCAAGCTGCGCGGCTCGGTGATGACGAGCACGGCCACCGGCAAAGCGGCGAAGGCCGTGGAGCAGGTCGGCGCGGTCAACGCGCAGAAGCGGACCACGAGACACGCGGACACGCCGCTGATCTCGACCCCGCACGACGCGCGCTGGGCGTTCCCCGTGGACTACGAGTGGGCGGACCTGATCGACGATCAGGACAAGATCCGCATGCTCATCAACCCGCAGTCGCCCTACGCGACCAACGGTGCCTACGCGATGGGCCGCGCAATCGATGACGAGATCATCGGCGCGTTCAACGCAACGGCGAAGACGGGCGAGAACGGGACCGGGACGTCGGATCTGGCTGCCGGTCATGTGCTCGCGCACGGCGGCACGGGCCTGACTCTCGCGAAGATGCAGGCCGCGAAGAAGCTCCTGATGGCGGCCGAGGTGGACGTCGATAACGACCCGCTCTACATGGCGGTGACTGCCGAGCAGCACGACGACCTGCTCGGTCTGGGGACCACCACCCAGTCGATCGACACGAACAAGGAGAAGGTGCTCGTCAATGGGCGAATCACCTACTTCATGGGCTTCAACATCATCGTGACCCAGAGGCTGCTCGAGGACGCCACTCCCGACCGCCTGGTCCCGGTGTGGGCGAAGTCCGGCATGCATGTGGTGATCTGGAACGATATCACCACGAAGATCAGCGAGCGCGAGGACAAGTCCTACGCGACGCAGGTCTATCTGAAGTGCACGGTGGGAGCCACCCGACTCGAAGAGAGCAAGGTGGTGATGATCGCCTGCGAAGAGTGATGACCTGATGTGACGGGGCCGGCGCGGAGTCGTGTCGGCCCCTGACCATCGCCAAGAAGAAGGAGCCGTGGAGTCATGGCGACACGATACTCGGACCATTTCAGCACGACCGGAGACGACGGCGACTCCCTGGACATGCAGGTGCGCGTCAGCGCGGGGATCGGCCACGGGCGCTTGCGCTACAAGCGCGCCCGCGCGAACGGTCTCTTCACGACCTCGGACACGGTGCGGATGATGACCTTCAAGTCGAACGACCGGCTCATCGAACTCTGGCTGAGCTACGACGGAGCGAACACCGCGGGAGCGGTGAACGTCGGGCTCTACCTGAGCGGGTCGAACCACTCGGGCGCAGTGGTCGACGCGGACCTGTTCTGCACGCTGCAGACGACCACGACCCTCGCAATTCGCACGGACATGATGGGCGAGTCCAATTCCGCGCTCATCGCGGCAGCCGGGGAGGAC